CTGCCTTAGCTCCTACAGGAGCGGCTGCTTTAGCACCAGGATTCTCTTCACCGTCTTCGTCATGCTCGTTTGGAGTTGTAGAACTACCACCTAAGTCCGTCACTGACTGTGAACCAGGAACAGCTTCTGTTCCAACTTTAGGTTGGGGATCTTTTCCACTAGCACTTGATGTTTGAACATCAGAGGTTTGTGATGGATCAGAACCAGTTCCAGGAATTACTTCAGCAGAAACTGATGGCATAGGATCTTGTCCAGATTCTTTTAGGACAGACTTATGCTCAGTCGCAAACTCCTCAAACTTTTCGTTTAATGTATCAGACATTTGTTAAATTCCTCGAATTTTCCGTATATAATCTAAGTTTATTTATGATATCAGAGTTTTGACAGGAAGTCATTGAAAACTTTCAATGTTTTTTCCTCTAACTCTTGACGCGATGACGCATCCATAACACCTTTATATTTAGCAACTTCCGTTTCCTTTAGGATACCGTTATGCCAAACCCACTCTTTACCTTCCATGATACCATTGACAAAAGCATCAGGTGCGGATGGATCTGCAACAATATCAGCAGCAGTTGTTAACATAAAATCATCTTGAACTATTGAGCAGTCCTCTCGCTTATCAATACTTCCCATACCTCTAGACGAAACACCAAGTTGTACACCTTCTTTCAAAAGTGACCTTGCTATTTGTCCCATAGGAGTGTCAAGTATTTGTGCCTTCCCCATGAAATTGGTTCCTTCAGCGCGGAGTTCCACAATCTTGTGAGAGACACGATCAAGATTAACAGTAGGTCCATCGGGATGTCCCAACTCACCTAATGCTCTATTACTTTTAACGTATTCCTCGTTGTATCTTCCTACTTCTCTATTAAGAGTTTCAAATGGATACATACGACCATTACGATTCTTTAGTTCAGACTGTAAGAATACTCCTTGAATATAGAGGAGTTTCTTTCCATTCTTTTCTTCTTCAAGAACTTGTATGTTCTCTATCGCTTCCGTTATCAGTTTCATTGGATTCTGGCTCTACTACAGGTGGTTCATTGAATAATGATTGTGACACTTCTTTCTTATGTGCTCCAAGAACATCAGCTGCCTTGGCATACAAAAGATCATTAATATCATCAATGGCAGAAGCTCTATCGTTATCATTAATTTTACTAACGATATCAACGGCTCCTGGTATCCTCAATTCATTATCTGTTTCAGTTTCTTGTGTCATAATAATATAATCTTATTTTTTATTTAGTATTATTGGAAGGTTTGAACGCGGGAGGTTTAGGTTTTGCCTTCTCTTTCTCTATCTCTCTTGCTGTATCATCCTCAGCTTTCTGCGCTTCAATCTCTGGAGCAAATGCATCATTCTGACGATCCATTGTATCAAATTCAGTAGCATTAATAGGATCCATTACTAGACCTCTATCAATCTCACTTTGGATCTGCTTGTCCATCTCCTTGTAATCTTTATCAGTCTGATTAAGAATTTGACGACGTACATGCTCAATGGAATAATATTTTCCAACGAAAGGATCCATCTGTGTTACAGTTCCCATCCGCATATTCATCATTTCAATTTCTTTTAACTCATTGAAATGATTGTCAAACAAGAAGTCATATTGGATATGCTCCTTCATGTCATCCCAATCATCAGGAGCAATTACTCCTTTAAGAATGAGTTGCGTCTTGAGAATATCTTGAAAGAGTTCGCTAAATCTTTTACGTAACCTTCCAATGAACTTCGTAAACTTAAGCTCGTCACGGAGGACTTCTGTTGTTTTACCAAGGTTAAATCCTTTGTTATCATCTGTGAGGCGGGAAGGAGGAAGATTAAGGCTATTGTAAAGCTTCTTCCTAAAGTACTCAACATCTTTTAATTCCCCCAGATTCTGTCCACCTGGTAATGTGGTGATCTCAGTTCCACGACCACCCTCTCTACGAGGTAACCAAAAATCTTCTAGCATACTCATATGCTTTTTGTCGTCACGCATCTCTCCAGTATTGGAGTCGTAAACTAACTTGTTACGATAACGTGCCATAACATCACGTAGGTATTGCTCCGCTTTAATCTTTGGAAGATTTCCTACATCAATATAAAATATTCTTCTTTCAGGTGCTCTTGATAATCTGTAGATAACTAGAGCATCCTCAATCATTCTAAGTTGATTGAGTGACTTGATTGCTTTGTGTAAGAATCCCAGAGTCATTCTCTTATTGAGATCCTGCAATCCTGATGGAGTGTAAGTAATAGAATCAACTGCCATCTTTACACCCTGAGACAATGACATGTCTCCTACAGGGCCTAAAACACCACCTTTATAAAATCCCTTTGGATTATAAAGATAGTAATCTACGAATGTTCCATACTCGTACTCAAGTGCTGTCCCTTTAATAGCCTGACGAGCTAGAGCATCTTTTGGAGCATTATCAATTTTTTGTCTGACCTTCTTGATCTTCATAGGATCAATATAACGAAGTTCAGTAATACCTTTCTTTGGATTATCTAAATCAACTACCTTATGATAAAATAATCTTCCATCAATATACCATGATCGAATAATTTCATGAGCACGATTATCAAAATTCAATAATCTTTTGAGATAATCAAACTCATTTCTAATCTTGTTCTTTACTCCTTGACCAACTTTTAAATTGTCTAGGTTAATATCTACACAACTATCATTGTTGTCACTAACAACAAATTCATTTACTACTTCATCTACTGCACTATCAACTTCTGGGTGTATCGCCATGTCCCTATAACGACGAATCAACTCAAACTCGTTACGAGCTGAGTTGTCCGTATCTACATAAGTTCCATAGTAACCACCTGCTGCAACTGCAATAGGCTCATCAGCAGCAGGAGGGACAGGAGATTGACCCCTCTTTCCCTCCTTTTTATTAATCTGAAAGCCAAATAGTTGACTCATAACGATTTCCTATATTCGATTCCAATAGTATTTATTATACTACGGGAAGCGCAGAAACACCAGCTCTTGCATTATTACCTGCCTCAGCAGTAAAGTATGAGTATTGGAATTCAACTGTGAACTCTTCAATCTGATCATTGCTATCATAAGCAACGTCAATTTGAGAGACGTTAGTTGGGAATGAGTACTTAAGATTGTATGTTCTTAGTACAGATCCTTCATCTGATGAATCCTTCTCTAGTTGCTTAACTCCAAGATCTGCGGTGTATCCGTTAGATGCATTGGGAGTAAAGAGTGGAGATGTATTTCCTTCATGAGTGTTTATGCTATTAGCCCACTGCTCGAAGAATGTACGAAGTTTAAAGTCCTTATCATTAAAGAACGTTGCACTCCATGTGTCGAATGTTCTGTCTCCAGCAATCTTAACCGTCCTTCCTCTGAAAGGAACTTCGATTACACCCAAGTTAGAACCAGGGAGAGCTGCCGACTTGCAAAGAAGGTTAGTAAGATTTTGATCTTCACCTTCTTTTGCTAGAGCAGCTGGGAATTGCATGTCGATCAGATACATATTGGGCTTTACGCCCTGTCCTATAGTCTGTAGGAACTCTGATACATTTGACCTTGCCATTTAATTTACCTCTATAGTTATTTGTGCTCTATGAATAATTATCGACCTACAACTTCAGCGAATGAAACGCCAGTTCTAGTTGCGGTGACAGTAACAGTTACAAAGTTGATGGAACGAGTTGGCTTAAGGAATAATTCCGCAACAAACTCATTTCTGTCAATTACTTCAGGTGTGTTATTTGTTTCATCACAAACAACCAAGAAGTCTGTTAAACCTCTACGTGCCTGAACTTCTGCAAGGTAAGAACTAATTGAAGCACTGAAGTTACTACGTGTAGTAGTATCATTCTGTTCAAATAGTACACCTTCAGCAAGTCCTCTTGCTCTCTTCTCGATATTGAGGAACAAACGACGAACGTTAATTCTATCAAACGCGGAAGGTGAAGCAAGGCCAGTCTTGTCTCCAAATAGAACTGGTCCAGTACCAGGAAGTGATACTATTGGGTTGATCCTATTTGTATAAAGTTCATCACGCTGTGCTTTGTTAGGATTAAAAGCAAGTTTAACAACATTTTGTACTCCTCCACGATTCAATCCAGCAGGAGAGAACCAATCATCAAGAACAGCAGAAGTGGAAACACAGAGACCTGCAACATCACCGTTACAACCAATGTAACGATACTTATCATTGAAACGATCATATGTATACTTGATACCACTATCGAGTACAACGTATGAACTTGATCCTATAGCAGAGAAGAAACTAACAGTGTTGTTTAACTGATCTGTTGGTGATAAAGCAGCACCACCAGATGTAGCAACTTGGTTACCATTCCAAGGTGAAATGAATGCTACGCAATCTTTTCTACTATTAGCAACAGCAGCAACTGATCCAGCCTTAGACTTAGTATCAGTTTCAGTACCCATTGATCCACCCATCAATACAAAGTCAACTGTTGTTTGCTCTGTATCAAGGAACTCATCATAAGCACTTGAAATTTCTCCAGCAGTATAAGCATAGTCATCAGTACCACCACTAAGTGCTCCACCAGCAGCAGCAAGTACAGCAGCAAATTTCTTAGGTGATCCAGATGTTGCTCCATAAGATGCAGCAGCAGAACCAGGATCTTCTCCTAGTACAGTTGATTGGTTAGCACCAAGTGCAGCACCATAGATGTAAGAAGATGTTTCGTTAACAGCATCTTTCCAATATGAAGAAGCACCTTCAGGTGTCTTACCATCAGAGATTTTAGAAACGTATGTTATACGCTCAACGATTGTATTCGAGCTCTCATCAACAACTGCAACGTGAACTTCATCGTTAGAAAGATAACGCTCAGATGCAAATGCAGATGTTCCAGGACGAGGAGCAATTGATTTATAAGTTAGACCTGTTGATCCGATTACTTGTGCGTTCCAATCAGATGCAGTAAAATCAGAGAAAACAAATGAGTTACCATCAGCAGCAGCGTTAGCACCCTCAATGATAGTGACGTTATTAGCATCAATCACTGAATATACTTCATGGTTTGTAACACCATCACTTAATGTATCACCTATTGATAGTCCATGACCATTCTTGGCAGCCTTTTTAGTTGGTCCGTGATCAACTACAACAACACGTAAGTTGTTCCCATCAGTACCTGCATCTCTAGCAGCGAACTGTTCAGAAGCACCAACTCCAGCATCATATGCATCCTTGTCTCCAATGAGAACTGCGGATCCATCTAATGTTGCATTGAGAACTCCTGTTGATGCACGAACAACTCCTAGTTGTCCACCATAACGTAAGAATTCTGATGCGACTAACCAGTCAGCAGCATTAGCCTCAGCTGGTGTTCCGAATGTATCAATTAATTCTCTTTCAGAACCAATGTTTACTATTTTGCCTACTGGTCCTTTGCGGAATGTAGATGCAATCGCGCCACGAATGGCAGATGCACCTGTAACAACAGCATTGGATAGATCACGTTCTTTAATAATAATTCCAGGCGAGACTTGACTTGCCATGTTTTTTCCTCTGTAAATTCCAAATTTATCTGTAAGTATTTAGAATTTTAGAAAGTTCATTCAATAATTCCACATGTAAGACACAACTTCCTCTTTGTCTCCATAAGCCCAGAGATCCCCCTCCTCATCTAGGAAAGTATCATCTCCCATCCCATCATCTACAAATCCAAATGGAGCCATGTCCTGCTCTATCTGATTTCTTTGCTCTTCATAAATTCTTCTTCTAACATCTTGATCTGTCATCTCTTTGAAATACTCTTGCATAACCAACCAAGAGAATAGAACCAAACACATTACTAAGTCATCATGATACCCATCATCTGCTTCCCAACATTGTTTTCTTTGAATGAATGTTGTTAGTTCTCTTAGTATATCAAAATCACAGAAGGTTAATTTATCATCTTCTATGACGGCCTTAAGATTTGCACATCCCTGCTTCTTAACTGTGATACTCATCTTCACACCTAGTTGAGTCTTAGTTCCAGAGAACCCCTGACCAACTACTTGACCTGCTCTACCACGCATTGCACACATTAATACATTAGGATATTCTAGATCATAATTTAATGTGGCCGCTATACTATCTCCTATGTCATTTACCTCAACCAATACATAAGGATTGTTATATTCCTTACATACCTGAAGTATCACGGAGGGAAACATGACAGGTTTAATCTCA